CAGAGCAGTCTGAAGAGCGGAGGAAGCAAGCAGCGCTGCTCAAGGAGGGGAAGGTGAGTTCAGGCTCATTTTTCTTCCCTGGAACAGCGCTGCCCAAGAGCTAGGCCACCCAGGTCCTCCCTGCTGTCTGCATGGCCGGGCTCCCGAAAGGTGTAGTCACTGCAGGCAGCAAGCTCAGGCAGAGGACTTGGGTGTGTAACTGCAAACGCAGCACAACTAAAGTTGTTCAAATTGGGGCTGTAGATACTCCTGTCTTCACCCACAAAGGCTGTGTTTGCAATGAGGTAGCGGCGCTGGAGGCACGACACCAGCTCGCTGCCCCGCCGATGTTGCCCATAAGGAAACAGGAACTCAATGATATCGCGGACAATATCACGCGCGACATCACCAGCCAGGGTGAGCTAGAACCCGTTTCATACAAGGAGGTGATCAGTGCTTACTCGGGCCCGAAGCGTAAGGCTTATGAGAGAGCCCTCGAGTCACTGCTCGTTGATCCCGTCACTCAAGACGATGCTAGGTGTCGCATGTTCATTAAGGCAGACAAGTACACCGAGGAGGCAAAAGCCCCGCGTGCAATCCAATACTGCACTAAGCGGTATGGATTGGCACTCACTCGATTTACTCGTCCCATAGAGCATGCGTACTATGCACGTCTGGATTGGACGGGCACTCGTGTAGTGGCAAAGGGTCGCAATCAGAAGCAGCGGGCCCAGGACTTGGTGGACAAGGCGAGCTTGTTCAACAGCCCTGTGTTCATTCAATTGGACCATAGTAAGTTTGACTCACATGTTACTGTTGACCTCCTTGATGTTGAATTCCGGTTCTATTGCTCACTATTCAACGGCCACAACAGGCGTAAGCTCAGACGCCTCCTACGCTGGCAGCGTAAAGTCCAAGGTATGACGAAGAATGGAACCGTGTACACGACACCCGGAACTCGCATGTCGGGGGTACCCAATACCGGACTAGGCAACTCTTTTCTCAATGAATGCATACTGTCAAGGTGGCTAAGGGGGTTTAAGCACTCCTTGTACCTTGACGGAGATGATAGTGTTGCGATTATAGAGGCCCGGGACCGGGATTTGCTCCCAAATATGCAAGCCATGATGGAGTCTATGTGCATGGAGACAAAAAGAGTGGACTCAACAGCGCTGGAGGAGACTGAGTTTTGCCAGAGTAGGCCGGTGGAAACTGGCGAAGGTTGGATTATGGTCCGGAACCCTACCAGAGTCCTAGAGAGGGTCGGATGGGTGATTGGAGCGTATCCAAAGAGTTACCTTGAGCGATGGGTAAAGTCGGTAGGGTTATGCGAGCTAGCGTGCAACCGCGGCGTTCCTGTTTTGCAGGAGTTGGCTGTCAAGCTAATACTTTGCGGCCGTGGTCGGTACTTAGTCACCGATAGGCACATTGCAGCTAAGGCGCTGCAGCACAGTGTGGAGCGGACCAAACCAACAGAGGTCACCATGAGCGCCAGGTTCTCTTTTGAGAGGGCTTGGGGCTTAACGGTGGCTGAACAATTTAAGTTGGAACAGATGTCCGTGGCCATGTGCAGCGACGCAATGGCTAGCAAATTGGCCTTCGAGCAGCTAGGTGGCGAACACCCCTGCGACCGAGTGATGGTAATGTGATTACACCATGGCGAAACGACGATCCAAGAAAGCAAAGGCACGTAAAGTCCAAAACCAACCTGTAATGGTTGTGCAAAAGCAGAGTCCAAGGAGGCGACCTGGGCCGGCACGGGATGTTTTCTCAGCTGCTGGGCGGTCGTTTCTGCACTGCACCATTAGACCTTTCGAACTGTCTGCTGGAGTAGGAATCCCGGATGAATATGCTGG